AGTAAAACTTCTATTAGCTATACCTTTATGAAGATAGTCTGTATCTTTAGATTCTTTACATCCGTATATAGATAGAAGATTATCTTTTACTTCTATCTTTAAGTCTTTTTCTTTGAATCCTGCTACTGCTAATTCAATAAGACCTTTTTCATCCTTCTCCTTTACATTGTAAGGGGGATAAGTATTATGTGTTTTAACAAAAAAGTCTGAAAAAAAATCATCGTTAAAACCTAAAAAATGATTTTTTAATATGTCTAAATCGCCCATTGTATTTCTCCTTTGTAAGCGAGTTAAGTCAGCCAACCCATTATGGCGTTAGCTTATTTAGTATATATAATATACACTAAAAACTTTTCAATAGTTTAAACTGGTTTACACTTAATTTGGTATAAAAAATCTGTTGTTAATTTGCTAAAGGGTTATTTGATTTTAGCTTAATTTCTTTAATTTCTGCATCTTGTACTTCGTTTTCTTTAGATACAATAGCTAGTTTTTTACTTATTTCTGCCATAGTGTCTTCTATTATTTTTATACTTTCTTCAAGTGGTACAAGATTAATTTTTGCTAAATTTGATAATACTCTAACCATTTCTTCACTTAATCTTTTAAGTTCTTTTGATATAGGTTTTAAATCTACATCTTCTGGAATATCAAGCATAGCAATTTGTTCTCTAATTTTTGCTATCTCTTTAAATACAATAGTTAAATCTACAGGCTGTATTTTATCATCAACCTTTTTAATTCTATCTATTAAATCTACTTTGTATTCATTAGCATATAATAAAACATCATCAAATTGTTTTGTTAATTCCTTATCTTTTTCATGTAATGGTTTTAAATT